TTTTAGACCAAGATCGGCATTTTGTTCCTTATCCTCGACCCAAAAACATCCGCTATCACGGTATGGTTCTAAAGCTTCGTCTTTGTCACCTCCACATTCTAAGCAAATTACTTCCTCAAAAACCTTTTTACCAAAGAGTGCTTCAAGGTTTTTAGTTCGTAGTTTACCAGCGTATTTATCTGTCGACAACGATGTGATACAATGGAATACAAAGCCATGGTCTTCATGTAACTTACGTACATATTTCACGGCATCTCGGAATGGAGTTAACCAACCAATTGCTGCTGAACAATTAAAGTATTCACACATTTGTTTGGCTTCATCGTATGACATGTCAAACACTTTACCCATGTCATAAACACCATCAGTGACTGGAGTATAACCTCGTTCAGCCATCCATTTATAGAAAGAGTATTGCCAATCAAGCAATACCCCATCACAATCTACAAGTATTAATTTTTCGTTTAATTTCATATTATATTCTTTCTTCTTATGCTGCAAACCTAGCTACGATACCACGTTCGTCAGTCTTATACAAATTTCCACGAGACTCATATACGAATGAGTATTTTTGAGCACGTGTTTTATACTCTACAAGTCTCTCACCTGCAACGTTAACCATTCTTAGACCAAGACGATCAACTTCCATGTGAAGAATTCGGTCAGCTCGTGAAACTGCACCTTTTACTTTTGCTTGGACTTTAATATTGACTTCAGTATCTGAGAAACTCATGTTTCCTACTGTGATTTCCAAATTAGTTTCAACACCATATGCCTCAAGCAATGCTTGCATTTCAACACGAAGATTGCGAAGTGTTGGTTGGTCGAATTTTGTAATTGTCTTTGTCATTTTATTATTCCTATTTGTTTTCATTTGATATATACATTATAACTGATTCTATTGGTAATGTCAATAGCTAATTTGATTTTAATTCAAATTATCTTCAACTAATGACCATTTACGATTTTCTAAGTTTTCAGTTGATGTAATTAACCAGTCTTCACCATCATAAAGGTAAAGGTATTGAGCACCGTGTGTTGTGTCGCCATCGTCAATAAATGTTTTTGGTGTATTAAATACAGAAGGTTCTTCTTTGTGAACAGATTCTGATTTAGAAACTTCCAAGTCTTCTTTTAGACCAGAAAGGTAACCAGTTTTAGCAACTTCTTTTGCTCTTTCTGGTGTGTTATATGAATCTAAAAGAAGACGACCGTTATACTCTACATAACCATCATAGTGACAATATGTAGCAGCTACCGTGCCGTCTTCTTTAATATAACCGATCATTGATGAAGTACCCATAGTATTGATTCCTTTTGTTTTACCTTATAGAATCAATATAACCGATTCGACATCAAATGTCAATAGTTATTTTCGTTTAATTTCAACTTTTTCATCAAAAGTTTTATTTTTTTCTTCCCTTTTATTTCGCTTACGATCTCTGCGATTTTTAAGGCGTTGCTCTTTCAGCGATACATCATCGTCGCCTACCTCGTCCCATTCATCGTAATCTTCGCGAAATTTTTTAAATGTTTTTGCCATAGACCTATTCTTCTATTAAATTTGGAAATGCTTCATTTACTACTGCTTTAGTTAAACCTTTTATTGGAGTATGAGAAATCATGTGATTAGCCAATAGTTTGGCATCATCATTATCCACATCCTCAAGTAAACTAATGAATAGTTGCTCACGCTTCATTTGTTTTAAGTTATCGTATCCTCCGCCTTTGATAAAAATATTAAGTCGACGAGCTTCTCTAAATAGTAACGATTTTGCCTCATCCTCAAACTCATTAGGAGTCCAAGGTGGAGGTGTATCAGGTACTAAAAATTCAACCCTACTATCATATATATTCTTTAGCACGACCTGCAATGGCTGAGAAGTGTTCTCATGTAACCATGCGACCTTTTCACTCTTACTTTTAATTGTAGAGCAATGGTTAATTATTTCTGAAATTGATCTATGTACTGCCATTAGAAATCCTGTATATCTGTAACTAAGTTTTTAAGTTTCTTTTGAATAAAGAAGTTAAACAATTGAGAACGCCCAACGTCTTTTTCTTGGTTAAACTCAGAACGAATTTGGTCTTGGTATTTTTGAGGAATTTGAGTAAGGTCAATCATCATTTTATTTCTATGAAAACGACGTAGAGTTTCCTCATCCATTTCTTCTGGATTACCTTTAAATTGAGCAAGACGTTTTTGAGTCATTGGTTTTTGTCGTTGACCAATTGCTAAACAATTGTCTGGTGACAAGATGTTTGGTACGCCATCGCCAGTATCACCTCTTAAAATATGTTCTTCAAGGTACATAGATGGATTATCGTTCTTAATCCATCGTTTACGAATTGGATCAAATTGTTGAACATTGGCGTATGTTTGAAGCTGAATGAAATCTTTATCAGCTGATAAAACTAGGAATTGTTCTGAACCCATATTTAATTCAGTTCCATGGTCGTGAATAATAGTACCGATAATATCATCGGCTTCACAATGGTCAATATGAATTACTTTATATGGGAAGTGCTCTCTGAGCTCATCGCGAATAGTATTCATAATACTAAAAAGGTTGTTCCAATCTAAATCAGACTCATCACGAGATTTTTTACGATTACCCTTATAATAAGGATATGCTTCTCTGCGCCATGTATTTTTACCATCAGCGCAAATTACGATTTCACCAAAGTCTTTGTGAAACTTTTTACGGTTATGTCGTATTGAATTTAAAAACATGTGACGAATAATATTCTCGTCAATGTCGATGTTGTGGTGGTTACCAATACTCGCGAACAGCGAGGCTAAGATAACCTGATTATAGTCTACTAATATAGCCATTTTGATTCTCTGTTATAATTTAATTTATAGATCTATTTTAATCTATATCTTCGTCAATGTCAACTGTTATTTCTTGTTCTTCCCTATAATCATCAATATTAATTGAATCTCCAGCGAAGTCTTGTAAAGGGTGATGTATCCCGTATGTTGACAGGTGAAGTGATTTAATTGCCTCTAGTACTAAAACCATTGCAGGGAAATGTTTATTTGTCTCTGCAGGTCCTTCTGAGGTAAAGATACATCCAGCTCTAATGAGCTCTGTTAATACATATTGCCAAAGCGCTTCTGCAATCTGGTCCGCATGTCCCAATTTAAATTCAAGCAACTTTTCAGCGACTTCTTCTTGGGATTGCGGTGGACCATTTTGTTTGTCTTTTGGAAATTCTATAATATCAGCCATTTAGTTCTTTCAATAGTTTATTCCAACTATTAGCAAAAATAGGAATACTGTTTTTAGATAAGAATGCTCTATCTGTTGTAGTAAATCGTTTAAGGAATTGATTATCTTCCTTTTGCGTATTTAATACTTGGTCAGCAATGCTATATGCTGCGTTTGCATTTGAGTTATTATCCTCACTGTAATCATACGTTAATGTTTGACCACCAGATACTTCTGTTAAAGCACCATAGTTTGGATGGATACATAACACACCACATTTAATTGCTTCAATAAGAGCAATACATGACGTTTCTTTCCAAATGTTTGGATATAAGAATACATCTGCAGTTTCCAACGCTTTAATAATTTGAGCATTTGGAACTGATCCATGATACGTCATATTTGGATGGTTATGAATTTCTGTAAACAACTCAACGTATGGATCATCTCTTTGTGCCCAGCCATATATAGCAAATGATGAATAGACATCGAGATGGATATTGTCGTGATGTTTACTTAGTTCGTCAAAAATTGGATATAGTAATTCCAATCCACGATGTGGAGTTGTGTGATAGATAAATCGTACTTTACCTGTATGACTCATATCCTCTGGCGCTAGGAATTCTTTCTCTACCGCGTTTGGAATCACTGTACACATAGAATACGGAATTTTAAAGTACGTAATATATTGGTCACGCTGCCATTGTGATACAAAAACAAAATGATGGAATTTCTTCCAACCACCATCTGCTAGTATAGCGTTTTCTGGATCTTCAGCAAGATCGTGGCAATACATGATGTTCTTTACATCTGCTGGTATCTCTCTTGGACGAGAAAAGTGAATTGCCACATTTGATAGTAAGTTAGAATCAACATTATCGAGTACGCGTTTGCGCATCATTTCAGTTCCACCTTTTGAGTTTTTAGACAGTTCTGACTCGACAATATGACCTTTATGAATCATACTCATTTATTAAGCTCCAAATTATGTATTGATTGATTGTAAGCTATCCCATCGGAATGAACGCCAGCCTTGTGCTTCAAGATCAAAGACTGCTAAAACATCTGGGTTAACTTTACGTGTTTGTTTTTCCTGGCCTTCTTCAAGTGGAAGTTGAGGAGGAAGCATTGAAGCTTCTAGTGTACAACGCATTTCGCGTTTATCACCGTTTTTCTTTGTAAAGACTACGTTACATGGTCCTGCGACCAATTGCGCTATTGTTTGTTCTTTGTTGATTTCCATAATGTATTCCTTTTCATTCTCAACAGTTGTATTTATAATTAGTCAATGTATTCTAATAATTTTAAATCTTGGTTTAAAACCTTAAACGATATATCAGCTACGTCTTGTAATGGATCTATTCTCATATGAGTGATAAATCTATCAATATACTGAAATTCTTTTCCATGTTCTATTGCTATATTCATGCCTTCATAAAATGTTTCTATATCGTAGGGGTTTTCATAAAATATTGGTTTGGTTGCCGCTTTAGGCTGCTCTGCTTTGCGATCCTTTTCCATAAAACTCTTTCTTATGTATTTGTTCTAATACTGAATAAAATGATTCAATAGTAGAATTATTGTGAACTCTGTAAGTCTTTACATTAAACTTATGAGGTAACACATACTTTTTGTTTATTTCTGTACGATGGGAATTTATGTATTCCTGTTGAACATCGCCATCAAAATATCTCCGAGAGTCAGTAGAATAGTCACAGCCATCTCGTGTAAGTTGGACAAGTACGAAATTGTTATCTCCAATTTTATTTATAATCGGTATAAGTTCATCAACAAAACCTCCATCAGAAATTGCATAATTTTTGTTTAAATCAATTTCGTTAGCAACTTGATTACCAAAGTAATCCAAACCACGTTTAGGTTTTACTATTTCTTCTGATACATATATCATTGCTTCACGACAAGACATATGACCAAGATCCATATGTGGAACTTCTTTTACACTACGATCATCATAACGTTCCATAAACCATTCATAATCAACACCAAAGTATTTTGCTGTTTCTTTATATAATTGGTATTTAAACGAAAGATGTTTCCAACCTTTTTCTTTAAT